GTTGTGAAAAAGACTATATAAGTAGTTTAATTGCAATAAAATGTAATTAGTTGTTGACATATATATTTACTAAGTTTAATCTATTAATAATGAAAATGGAGAATTCAATGATAAATTTAGATATAAAACTTTCACAAGATGATATTTCAGTTTTAAGCATGATAGATTTTTGTGAACAAGATTATAAAGATTATGGAAGTTATTCTTTAGCAATAGAGTGTAAATCCTCTGATATATTGGAAAATTATATGGATGGAATTTCTGATGGTGCGATAGAACTTCAAGAAGAGTTAGAAACATTTACAAGAAATATGAATAAATTATTAAGTAAAATAAAAAAGGAGGAGGAATAAAATGAATACATACGATAAATTATCAAGACTATATCAGAGGTGGTTACAAAGAAATAAACTTAATCCTCTGATTAGTGCAGACGATCTTTACTACGATTATTGTAGAGGAGAAGTGTCATTGGACAATGGTCAGTTGTCATGGCTCAAGAAGTTCAATGACATTTGGTATAGATCAGATATCCATGAACAAAATAAAAGAGATCCATATGATGAAGAGAATATTGTTGAATTATGGTCTGAGTATCTTGCAGAAGACAAGAGATCATTCAACGAATATTTTTCTGAGGAATATGG